GCAGTGTTACTCGACTGGATAACTTTTTTATCAGGATAGTTACCAAGGAACCAACTAGGCAAAAGGTAAGATGCAAACTCAGACTTAGTATGCCGAGGAGCCATATTGATAATAAGACGCTTACAATCCCCATGCACCACCTCTTCAAATTTTTTAGCCATCACCGCGTGGTGTCTGCCGTGCACAAACCCCGGCCACATATATTTCACATAATCCAAAAAGCTCTGCTGACACTTCTCCCTTTGAAGCGCGTCCTTGTACTCCGTCATTTGTTTTAAAAACTTCTCCTGCTCGGTAGCCGGCAAGCGAGACAACAACTCTTCAATCTGGGACATCTAAATTCCTAAAATTTATATACACCGGCCGCACACTCCTATCCATCCCCTTCATCTTCTTTAACACCCCAAGCTTAACCAGCCGATCTATTATCTCGTGCGTACTCCCCAAGCTCTTACTCTTCCTATGTTCCATCACCTCTCTCACAGTCGGCCCATATCCCCTCATCTTCCAATACTCATCTATAAATATAAATACGTTTGCTTGGTTTTTTGTCATCTTAAGTTCTAAACACTGTTCGTAATTTAGATCCTTTCGTTTTGCAATCATCTTAGTATTTAATACTTTAGTGGGGTGGCACATGAAACGTTTAGTGTGACCCCCTAAAATAGTTCTAATTAAACGCTCTCTCTTGCGCTCCATTAATGCTAAATACTTACTAACTGGATCCATTTTTTTATATATTTTTTTTGACTATGCTAATTTAAGACCAAGGGGGTCATCATTGTTTTTAGATAGTGATAGAGGGTCTGGAATATTTTTAGATAGTGATAGAGGGTGTGGAATAGTATGCGTGGGTGCTAGTGACTCCGTTTGAGCTGAAGTGGGGGTCGGGGCGGGGTGGGTCTGCGCGTCCTGGAAATTTTCCCCGGCCTCCTGCTCCTGCTCGTTTGCGCTCTGCGTGTGCTCTGTTAATTGTGGCGCGGTTAGTTCGTTGAGTAATGAGTCAGCATCGCGGGCGATCACATCTTCTGCCGAGCTATTCATTAGGGAGCCAATCTCTTTTAATATCTTGGCCTTTATATCCTCTGAGCTATGGATTACCTTAGACTCTGTGCGATGAGTAAACAATGAGACTTCAGTCATTGTGCCAATAGTACGCGCGCATTGAACCTTCACGGCCTGGGAGGTTTCGGGGTTTGTGAGCACGTCAACCAGCGTAGATACGGCCAAGGAGCGCAATCCTTCCGCGGTTTGATATTTCATCACCTCATTCGCCCGGTTTATAGCCTCTATGGTTTGGGCTATGTTCGGGTTTGATCTGAGCTTGGAGGCTTCGACCTTCGCAGTATTGGGCTTGGCCTTCGGGCTGTATGCTTTCCGGTATGCTCCCGATCCCGTCTCCCCCTTAACTATCTCCTCAGCAAATCTTTTCTGTTTCGGTGTTAATCCCTTGCCCAAGCCTCCGAGCACATCAACAAACGGATTGTTTTTAATCTCCTCTTTGATTGTTGCTCTAGGCATTTAGACTGCTCCGCTTCGCTGTTGATAATGCGCGCGATCATACCAGAACACTACCAGAACTGCAACCAGGCGAGACAATCGACCGCTTTAATATTGCAACCGCTCGCACTGTATGCAATAGGTTTTAACTATCAACCCTTGATTCTTAGTGAAAAAATACAATTAGACAATAAAAACATATTGTATAAAATAATACGCAATGCAATATTGCAGACAACAACTGAGGGGCTTACAAGATGGACACGATTAAATTTAAGACAGGACGCGAATACACAGAACACGGTCAAAGGATTGTCGCTCGACTGCTCGACAACGGAAACATTGTATTTTTAGACATTGACCGCGGAATTGACGGAGTAATAAACGCTAACGGTTTCAGTAAGGAGGACGTTAAAGAGCTATTTTTCAACCGCTCGGCAGTAATGAACGCTTATGACAATGGCAACTACAACATAAGCGATTCTTTTAACCGCAGGGAAATAATCGCAGAACTCGCAACAATCGCACAAACAATCTAAGGAGCAAATTAAATGTCATATATTCCACGCACCGCGTTAAAACTAATCGACAAAAAACTAAAGGAGGGTACGCAATACTACTTCGCCCTGCTTTATGTGGCCGATCAATTCGACCTAAACACAAACGAACTCAGGAAAGCCCACGAAAAAAGATCAAAGGCCGGAGAGCTTTTAAATGATGCACTGCTCGCCCTGGGTATGCTTTCCGCTTTCCTTTGTCCCGTTTTCTTTTACTTACTCGCAAGGGCTTAATTATGAACCAGATAGAACTAGAAACCGGAGCATTCACGCTCACTCACTCGCCAAACACTCCCCAGGTAGACACGACCGGGGATTTGTTCGGAGCTACTCCCGCCCTTAAGATGAAGCACTTGGAGAGCTTCGCCCCTGCTATGTATTTCGCATTGATTGAAACTCTAGAACTGCTCACCGACCCGGACGCAGAGCCGGAGGACGCAGACCAGGTTACCGCGAAAATTCAACAAATACTCAACCAAATTAAAGGAGCTTAAACCATGAAACAACTTTCACTAGATTACGCAATTCACAACGCAAAATTCCCGGACGGAACCAAGAACACCGACCCAGTATTAAACGAGGCGCAACAAAACGCAATCTTGAGCATTATTGGCAAGGGATGCAGACAACCGACCAAGGAAAGATTAGCGAGACGTTTAGCCCTTCCCTTGTCATTGTGGGAAAGATTCGGCATTTACTCCCGGCTAATAATTGAGGAGGCCGGAGCTTATTACATATGCGGGCAATCCTGGAATGATGAGATGAGAACTTTAAGGGAGTGCATTTTAAAGTGAATAATTTAATTATCGCGTATCACGCAAAACACGAACGCAACGGATGGGGCGAAGTATGCAGACACCCGGCAACCTGGGAAGGATGGCACGATTTTGACCGCTCGATGATCGCAGAGCTAATTAAAAACGGCTCGGAGGTTATCACCTGCGGATGGAATATGTACCAAGTAATTAAGGAGGCCAAACAATGAGGCACACCGAACGCGACTACATCCAGGCCGGATTTGATTACGAACGCGGACGTATCCAGGCCGACATTTTGCGCTTAATGATCGAATCGGAGCACATCAGCGACCGCCAGGAGGCGCGCAGATTGATAGACCAGGGACGCGCAGAGGCCAGACGATAGACGCGCTCACAGTCCACGCGAGGCGCGGATTGTGGGAGCTTTTAACGCTCAATTCAATCAACTAATAGGAGCTTAAACAATGAAAACTTTAGAACTGAACGAGTACCAACTTAACGGATTCAAAGACCGCAAGGCATACCTGGAGAGCTTGTGCGAGGAGTACGACCGCCTGATCGTCTACTCGCTCGCATCAATCCTGGGAGCATCCGAAGATTTTGACGGGCTAGTGACGAGCTTAGAGGACTACTCAGAGGAATACTAAAGCACTACACCCAGGGGAAACCCTGGGTTTTTTCGCGCCAGTGTTCGACCTGGTAATTTTGGAATAGTAACGAAAGAAAACAATGAACTACATCAAACTACTTGAAAAACAGACCAAAGATAAAAATAAAAGGCTTATTAAGTATTCCGTTTTCTTAGATGGAATAGTGACGCATTTAAACAGCAATAAATTTAAAGGAGAGGAAAACGGAGAAAGAAAAGATTGGATAGCGACCGGAGACATTCTAAAAATGATCTCAGAATTTAAACGTGAAATGTATTTAACAGAAGGAAATTAAAAATGTGGATAGTCTATTACACCGAAAAGTGTCCGATTGTGGGCGATTACTTAGAGCATAGAAAATTCGACAACTACCAGGGCGCGAGAGCATTTGCGCGAGTAAAGCGCGGACGCATTGAGAAGCGCCTGGCATTTCAATAATGGAATAGTAACGAAAGGAAACACAAAATGAAAAGATGGAAGATTGAAATAGAGCTTGAATTACAAGACGATGCAGACCCGAATAAATGGGTTTACAAAGCTATTGAAGAACTGCTAGAAGATGGGGAGGCATTGATTAGTGGCAGACATATAGAAAAGGAGCTAGAGAATGAAAACGTATGAAGTACACGCGACAGTAACAGAAGTTTATATTGTTGAGGCCGATAACTTTGATGATGCAATAGAAAAAGCATCGGAGATGGACGCCCCAACATATACGAACTCGCAAGGGTTTGATTATGCAGTTGACAGAGAAACGGGTAACGACTTGTTTTTCTAATTTTGGAATAGTAACGAAAGGAAACAAAATGAAAAAATTTGCAATAAACGCATACGAAACAGTAATTTATTACAAAGTGGTAGAGGCCAATAGCATAGAGGAAGTAAGAGATTTACTTGGCTCAGGAGAGATTGAAATTAGTGGTGATGATATTGTCGATGGTGATGATTTTAATGTTGAAGAAATAGTGGAGATAGAAAATGATAACTAAAGAAGATTTAATTGAAAGTGGTTATTCTGTGCTTAAAAAAGGCGCTTGGCTAAGGCTTGACCCAGGGATTCTCTCGAATGACTGGGAATTGATTTGTGAAGATTTGAAAGTAGACCCGAATTGTGACGAGATCATTGTCGCTATTGCGGGAGTTAAAACAATATTTAAAAGGAATGAAGAATGAAAAAATTTATAGTAACTTTGGTTCGAGTTGAGCACACTATTTACCCCATAAATGTAGAGGCAGAAGATCAGGAGGAAGCAGAAGAACTGGCGCGCAAAAAATGGGATGACGGGGATTTTAATTCAAAAGGAGAAGTTGTATACGGCGAAGAATTTATAAATCAAGTAGACGAAATAGAGGGGAAATTATGAACGATTTAGAACGCTCAATACTTAAAAAAGTGCTAGCAAAAGGGTATACATTGAATCCAATGGACTATTGCCCGCAAGGGCATTACACCGATTATGACGAATGGGATTCGGTTAACCTGGGTAATGGATTTGAATTTGATATTAACTTTTATAGTGACGGACAATATTTTTATATTACCGCCTACGATCTAATTCAAACCGACTCAGGAATATTTACCCGTGATAACAGTAGTTTTTTTCACGTTATCAAAATGCCGATAGTGGAGGTGGTATGACAGTAGCAGAACTAATCCAGGAGCTTTTAAAAGTGGATGATATAACCAAACAGGTATATACATTCAATGACCAAGAACTGCGCCCGGTAACAATGGTAGACGAGCTATCCGACCGGGTAGATATAAATTTAGGCGAGCAACTATGAACTATCAACGCATCCAACTAGACACCTGGCTTAAAACCTACGCAATACACCCAGAGGATTTTATGGCCTGGCTTGACCAGGTAGACGATCTAAAAGTGTTTAAAACTGTTACATTCGCGCTTGAACCGGACGAATCCACGACCGGAACAGCACAGAAAATCACCTTGGAGGAGCGAAATGGATAATGATGGAATAGTAACGAACTGGATAATCGTAGATATTGCGGTAGCTATAATCGTAGCTCTACTTCTAATAGGGATTGGCATATGGCTATTGAGCTGATACCACCAGTAAAAGACAAAGCGATATTTGTCCTGTATATCGTTCAACAACCCTCTGGAATAGTGACGGCTAGCGCAGACTATATGGGGAAATCAGATGAGGTATTGGACATTGGAATGGAGGCCTTAGCCCACCTCAACGCCCTCTCCCACCTGAGCGAACACAATCTGTACGTCAGCAACCGATTAAATTCACTTGATATTCAATGATCGGAGTAGTGACGAACCGCTAGCAAAAATACCGTTAGCCATATGATGATCGTTAAAATCATAGCCAAGGACATCGGAGATCCAATACGGAAATCCAATTTCCTTGGCTGTTTTTTCGCCTGTTAGTGACGCATCATTATCCGCAACCACAAACCCAGACTTTAACTGCTTTGCCACTTTAATCATATTGCTAGCCGAGAAACAAACATATATCTTGTACCGATATTTAAACGACTTCAATACTTTTCTAATTGATAGTGCCGTAGCGTACCCTTCGCAAAGAATATTAGTCCCCTTGTTATCGAATATAAATGACGCATTGGCCGTGCGTTGACCGAATAGAAACTTCTTATTGCCCTGCTCGTCTATCAACTGACAGCCAACCAACGCGCCATCTATCCTCATCGGTATGACTAAAATCTTTTTCCCGTCTTTATTCCAGACCATTCCCTCCTCGTCCTTGAACCCTTTGGCATCCAGGTAAGGATGGTGTAATGACTCGCATTGATTGAGAATCCAGACCGCTTTGTGTCCCGCCTGTTTCTGTTGTTGTAACGTCTTGTCGTGTACTGCCTTGGCTTCCCTGGCCATCTGAGTTAAGTTAATGCCGACTGTGGTTTCCGGCTTCCATACAGATATTTCAGTCTCTGTCGCATGATTCTGTACCAGGCCATAATTACCCATGTACTTAACTGCACCGTTCTTTTTCTTTGGGTGATCCTCGGTTGGATACCGCGCCCACCTACCCAACGGGGGAATAGTATCTAAAAGTATGCCGTGCGCCCTTGCAAAATTAACGAAGTCCATAACTCTTATCCTTACTGAATATGCAATCAAATACTTTTCTATCCGCCAAATAATATCCCTTATCCCAAATTGAATATACAACTGGCACATCAAACTCCTTGCGAAGTATTGTTATATCCCGCTTAAAAGTGGCCGGAGATATTTTTAACCGCTCAATGAATGCGCTTTGTGGTAATGCAGTGCTTGTATTTAGCATCTGGTTATAAATTGGTAGTCTTTTAATCATTTAATTCCTCCCTTTTTAATCTTCATTATGTAAGCCCTGAGTTTTCTGTCTACGAATTTCCTTACTTCGCCGTTGGGTTCTATCGCCCTGGATGTATCCAATCCTCTTGGCCATACCCCAAACTTTTCTTTATAAGTGTGCGCCATTCGCCCGTCAGACCATCCGTTGTAACGCTTGTAATACTGCATCATGTACCAGAAGTCCTGCTTTGAAGTCTCGCCCATAGTGCCGGATAACTCCTCCATCTCCCCGGCCACGGATGAAATCTTATTTTTCTTTTCTTTTACAAATCCACAGTGATGACAAGTATCTCCGCCAGTCCACATCGCCCCGCATTTAGGACATTTGCTGGCCTCTTTCTGCTCCTTGGTTGGTTCTTTCTTTGCCTTCTCCCTGCCGTCATCCAACTCATGTACACCGTCCGAATAAACTTCCTCCCACTCTTTTCTAAACCGCAAATAATTACCCGAATGATCTAGCCAGACTGCAAACTCTTTGCCCTCATGGCCACGCATGACGCGCCCCATCTGCTGAATGTGTGAGGATAGTGACTTAGAGAATGGCCTGGCTGATACACCAATCATTACATCTGAGCAATCAAATCCCTTGGTAAGAATATCTGTGGCTATAAGTCCGTGTATCTCTGTGTCCGGCTTGGAAAAGTTTCTGATTACATCTTCCTTGAACTCATCATCATCTCGGTAACTAATAGAGACAAAGTTATATCCCTGCTCTGCGAACTTCTTAGATAAATCTGCTCCGTGCTCTACCCCAGAACAAAAGATAACTGTCTTTTTTGGCCCGCCAAATATCTCGTGCGTCTTTTTAATCCACTCGGCCACGATGTCACCAGTAATCTTCATCCCTCGGCTAGTAGATTCTGCTTGTGACCACTCGCCCGCGACTTTCTTTGCGCCCTCCATGTCAATCTCTTTGGCTATGAATACGCGCAAAGGCACAAGAACCTTATCGTCCACCAACTGTTTGGTTGTGACCGTGGATATAACATTTTGATAGATGTTGCCCAGGCCTTTTGTAAAAGGTGTGGCTGTAAGTCCTATAACCCTGACACCAGGATTATTTTTAATGAACTCTACTGTCTGTTGCCGGGTTTGATGCGCCTCATCTACGATTAGTAGCTGTAAATCTGGCATATCTTTCCTGCGCTCTAAAGTCTGCGCTGAGCATACCTGGATACGTTCATAGGGACGATACCGCCAATGGCCTGACTGCATTACACCGTGATCTATCTTGTATTTGTCTAGTCTAGTACTGGTTTGATTGCATAAAACGATCCGGTCTAAGATCATCGCTGCTTTGTTTAGTTTCTTTTTTGTGGCATCTAATAGTGCGATAGCCATCTCTGTTTTGCCCGCGCCAGTTGGTGCGTATAGTATCTGCGTCCTATGGCCTTGGGCAAACCCCTGCCGTAGCGCCTCAAGTGTGGCACTCTGATAATCTCTTAGTTGTAACATTTAATTCTCCACTACCGGGACAAAGCCCCCGGCTTGGCTATTCAAATCCGTTTGCCACCCTTAATTTATTTTCAATGTAACGCGCTAATTTACCCGTAGGTACGCGGTCACTTCCGGCTTCTTTAAAATCAATCCACCTCTCAACCTCCTCAACATCCTCATCGGTTAACCCTATCCAGTCCCGCGGATTAAGCTGATCCACCATGTCAAATATCGAACTCAGGCAAGTTGGGCAAAATGACATGAGCATGATGCCGAAATAGCCTTGTACACCACCCTCGTCATCGGTATAGTCGCACGAACAAGCCGTACATTTGTGTGTTTCAGTATCCATTCTTTTCCTTTAATTTAGCTTCTATTGGTTTAATCAAATCCAGTGATTGCGCTCATTCGCTTTTTTCCAATTGTTTGTTAATCCACTCATCCAACTTCTCATGCAACCATTCAATATTACGCTCACCAACTGATTTGCCGTTGTTCGTTATTCTAGGGTCAGTCAAAATATCTTTGATGATATCTCCTGAAGTGAACGTGATAGTGCTTCCGTCATGTGTCGTGTTTACATTTAAACCGACTCCTTTATAAGAAACGCCAAATCCAGACATTAAAACTTCATTCATTTTCGCTCTCCATAACATCAATAATTAACTGTTGCTTTACTAATTCCAAACAACCGATTGCGGTTGCTGTGTAAAGCGTTTCATCGTACTTGTGGATTAGTTCTAGC